CTTCAATCTCATATTGTTCAATATATGAGTCAGAAGCGAGACACCTGTTCTCGTGACCGTAAGAGGTTAAGCTTTTGCTTCAGCATTCTTAATGGGATCAAGAAAGGTATGCCATGTGTGTCTGACACCTTGATAAACGATTCTTTGAAAGAACACGCAAAAAACTTGAGTATAGAGAGTCCAGAACTAACTGAAGAATTCGAAACTTTCGTCTCGAACTCTTTTCATCAACTATTTCCAAAACGCATTGAATATGGTGACATAATAGAAAAGCCCCCCAAGTCTATTAGTATGCGAGCTTGCTTTGAAAACGGTGTTTCCAAAGGAGGTTCGTATTACCAATACTTGAAGGACTATGAAGGAGTCGACATGATGGACCTCCCATCGAGATTCCATTACGTAACCAGATTCCCCGATTTGGTTGGAGTTGTTGTAAACGAGGGCGGAAGGGTTAGTTATCAGGATTTACCCTATAGATACGCAGACGATAAGAGAGCTATATCTACCTGCCATTGGCTTTATTGGTATGCGCCAATTGATAATTTTGAGCATGCAGTTCATGATGCGATTCGATTATCCGAAGTTCGATCTGAAGCCGTAGCATTGCCGGAACCTCTTAAAGTTAGAGTGATAACCAAGTCAAATTATCGAGCAAACTCTTTTATTAATATTATTCAAAAAATACTTTGGAAACAATTACGGAAATTTAAACAGTTTTCGTTAGTTGGTGAAGAAGTTTGTGAGGATTTGATTGTTAATTTGATTAAAGATTCAGACAAAATGGGTCTTGGACCTTGGTTTAACTCTGGCGATTATTCTAAAGCGACGGATACTTTGAGTGCTAACGTAACCAAATTATTAATTAAACATTTGAGCGGTGACCCCATCATTGAAAAGATCTTACGTCAGTCTCTTTGTGATAATATTGTTGATTATCCCAAGGATTCTGGTGTAGAGTCCATCCAAATGAGGGTTGGCCAGCTTATGGGGTGTATTTATTCATTCCCCATCCTGTGTTTAGCTAATTTTCTTGTTTACGCTTTTTCATTCTATAAGTATCATCCTGACCTAGCACACGTTCCTCTTGCTAATCTTCCAGTGTTGGTTAATGGGGATGATATTCTTTTTCGAGATGATTATACCATGTGCAGACTCTGGGAAGAAGACATTAAAACTGTCGGATTTCAGAAATCTGTTGGGAAAAATTATCTTTCTAAGGATTTCATGCTCATTAACTCTCATATGTATTATAAGGACGGAAGTAACATTCCTTACTGTAATACTGGGTTGATAAATGGAAAGAAGAAGGGTGCGAAGTCAAAGGATTTGAATAAGATCAAAGTTAATGGAGAACAATTCTCGAACTTTGTTTCCGCTATTCAAGGTTGTTCTAAGGAATGGATCCAATGTGGTATGTCTTCTCTTCAAATTAGACGTGGTTTTGAGTGGATGTATATAATGAAGGCTAGAAAGATCCAAATGCTGAATCTCGCCATTAATATTTTAGATGGTAAGGTAAATGCAGGTATGGATATCGAGAAACGTAGTAGTCCCTCAATTATTAAGTTTAGTGAAGAAGTCTTAGGTCGATTGGTCTGTTCGATGAATGCAGGACATGATGTATTCCCTTGTACAAGAGAATTGTATAAGGCCTTTGGTCGCTTACCTGTAAAAATTAGCGATCAAGAAGCCATGAAACATAAATATTATTCTCACCATTACAAACAATATTTGAAAGATAAAAAGGATGGTAAGCTTCCTGATTATTTTGACCATAGACTTTTTGAGTCTATGTATCGAAGTAATTATGTTGAAGTTTCCCATCACTTGAGATCTATTTCAAATTATTATTTTGATGATGAGGATCCTATTCATGCCTCATGGGTTCTTAACTGGTTATGGGGCACAAACCGTCCATGTCGACAGGGTCTTCGAAATGGAGTATTTTTACGAGAAGATGGGCCAGTATCAAATGTCTCCTCGAGACAGCCAACCTGTGAAACAAATGAGTTGGTTGCTGACACCGTTTGCTGAAAAGCTAGTAAGGATACTTTATTTTAAAGTCCTCCCCCTGGTTAAACGGGG